CAACGCTTGCATGATGCCAGCGGCAACCATGTTGCCACCCATTGCGCCTTGAATGGACTGCCCGAGCCCTTGCATGGATTGCTGGGCTCGATTTACTCCCGCGACAAACCCACTGGTATTCGCTCCGATGGTGATGGTGTTGGCCATAAACTATCTCCCGAAAACGTCTTCGCGACGGAGTACGCCGTCACTAATTGCAGAAATCAGACTGCGCCGCATCGCGTTTGCTTGAACTTCAAAAGCGCTGTCGAGTGATCGTTGGATTGCCCCAGCGTCGCTGTGTTTGTTTGCGTTGCGAGCCGTGAATTGTATCAGTGTCGGCTCAACTCGAATCGTCATTGTGCCAGCATTGCGTGCCTTCCACCGCGCAATCCATTCTGGATAGCTGACGCCGAGCCGGTCAGCAGCAGCACACCACCCCGCAGCAGTCACGCCGATTGTCCGCGCAAGGATTGTGACGGCCTGATTCCGTTTCTCTTTTGTGGTGTGAAACTTTTGATTGTTTTTCGGCCATTGCTTGTTGGGTCGCTGATATTGGCGGACGTAGGCCACAACCCGCTGCGCTGGCTCATCCAACTCCTCAAGGATTGCCTTGAGTTGCTCGCGCTTTCCTTCGTCGCGCGCCTTTCGCAAAGCCCGGCTGATGACGTCTCGGTTTTTAATGATCGTCGCCAGTTTCAGCGTCCGCTCAATTGCTTTGTGTGAAGCCCTATAGCCTTTGGGAAACTTGGCTGTCTTGTCACGTTTACGGTATTGGCCGCCCATCGGTGGGGTGTAAGCAAACGCCACCTGCACAAGCATTTTGGCCTGCTCACGCACCACTTCCTCGGCAGTGCGCCGGGTAATTTGGATCGACCGTGCTAAGTAGCGTGCAAACCGTTCGGAAAAATAACCCGCGTTGGTAGTGATGAGAATTTCGTTACTCATCGTCTTCTTCCCGTTGCTGCGCTGGAAACAGGCTTTCCAGTGGCGTTTCTTTTCGTCTGATAGTCCATGCCCCATTTCCCCAGATGGCAGCATGATAGACTCGCAGCATTTGCGCCAGTGGTGCCCTGCGTTGTATGTGGTCTTGTGTCCATCCGGTTTCGCGCGCCAGCACCAAGAGGAAGGCTTCCTCCCAGCCTGGCGCGGTTAGTTTTTTGGCGCGTCCTCCCGCGTTGCGCCGGGTTGCGGCAGGATGTCTACACGTCCAGCCTCCACGGCTTCGGCTTGAAGCCTGCACCATTCTGCCACTGGCTTTGCCAATGCCAGCGGGAAAGCCCGTGTGAACGCTTTGATCGCACCTAGCGCGGTGCCGTCGCTGATTGCCTGCTCTACGTCCTCCGGTTCGCGCGATTGCAACCACGCGCACGCAATCACCTGTTCCTGGTCGGACAATTTGCCAAGATCCAGCTCTGCAATCGCAAGCTGCGTCGTTAACGTCCACGGCCTTAATTCAAGCGGCCCGACTTGCGTCGGTTTGAGAAAAAAAGGACTCATACAAAGCGCGCTTGAAACTCTTGCTTGAGCCATTCCGGTGAGTCTGGGTACACGACTCCAAACGTGCTTCCGTCCTTGCGCGAAATGCCCACGGCAGCGGACTTTGCAAACCGCTTGAGGTCACGTGCGTTGTCGCGAAAAGCCCGCATCCACGAAATGTCCGACTCGGGGTGACGCTTGCACCACTCAATGTCTTCAAACCGCCTGCGGAACTCGTCGAACTCCATTTCCTCGCCGTCAATCTTGGCGAGCACGTCGCAATTTACGATCCACCGGACGTGCATTTTGCCAGTATCGTCGGTGAACTGTTGGAACCCGCCACGCTTGACGAGTGCACCGCCCGAGGTCAACCAGGCGGCAATGATGTCGGTGTTGAAACTCTTCCCGGGAGCTTCGTGGTCCTCAAGTAATCGGAGGCGCATAAGTTAGTTGCTAAATTGCGTTTTTGTAAACCGTCGCCGATGCTGACCATCCTCGGAAATCGTCGTTTTTGGAATCCAGCGTGACGTTGGTCCAAATGCCTTTTCCGCTTACTCCGGTAATTGTTGGAGTCAAACTTGAGACCTCAAACGGACAAGCGTCTCCTTTGCCTTTAACGCTCACCGTGTAGGACGTGTCGAAAGTGCGTGCCTCGGAATGTTGCCCAACACTGTCAATAAGTTGCTTAAACTCACCTTTCATCTCCACGTCCAACGATTCAACAATCGTACCCGATGGAGCCAGTACTGAGATGCCGAAAGTTGCCATAGATTAGTTGAATTCGGTGTAGGTTGCCTCGGACGTGGAAAAGTCGTCGTTGGTTTGCGAGATTTTTGAACTTGTGAGTTTTGCGCCACTAAAATTGCCTTCGGGCACGGCGAGTAGATTTGCTTCGCCTTTGGTTTTAACGGTGGTCGTGGAAGTGCTGCGCGGCTTGGCCTGCACAACTACCGTTTGCCCATCGGCATCGCGAATTGTGGCGAGTTCAACAACGGACTCTACAGACGATTCTTGCAAATAACCGCTTGGCGCGGTTACTCCAAATGTTACTGCTCCAAATGAGACTGGCATAAGCAATTAGGGTTGAGGTCCAAATCCGACGACGTACGGCATTGAGGTGCGCCAGTGGCGTTCCTCGCGAAGATTGTCTGTGCTTTGCGCCACCACCCCGTAAAGCTGCACGGCTTCGGACTCGATGGTCAGCGTCCGCATCGCAGCGTCAACGGCTGCCGTAAATTCTGCGTGTTCTGCGCGGCTGTAGTCGTCTGCCTGGCTTACCGCGTTGAGGGTCAGCGTGCCGCGTTGTAATGGACTCCCGACGACGATGTCGGATTGCAGTTCCATGAGCACTGCTTGCGCCGGGATCGGTTGATCGTCCTGCGGTTCCCCAACGTAAACGCCAGGCAACGCCGTAGAGAGCGCGGCTTGGATTGCGGCAGCAATGAGTCCGTCGGTCATCGGGTGACGTCCTCCAGGTAAATTTTCCAACTAATGGGGTCTTCATCCCAACTAGTGATGCGCCGCTCAGTTCCGTTGACGCTGAGTTTTGCGCCCTTCACCGGCTCGGGAAACCCAGCTTTAAGCAATCGCACGAATCCGGCAAAATGCTGCTCGAATCCGCCAGCGGCAAGGATGTCGCTGGTCTTCTCGCTCGCAACCGAAAACACCGTGACGCCGTTGTAGGTAACGGAGTCAGCCTGCATGTAGTCCAGTGCCTGGCTCATTGCAGCTTCGGTGATTGCGGTCCACTCACTCATTAGATCAGCGTGGTTTCCGTTTTTCGGCGACTCACAGGTTTTTCGACCACGGGCACCTCGACGACTGGCGACGGCTTAATCGTGCGGGCAAAGTCAGGGCGTGGATTGACGATCAATTCCAGTTTTCCCGGCGCTGTGCGGGCCTTGTAAAACCGTCGCGCCTCGTCGGCGCACGTTGACGTAAAAATGACCTGCGGGCCTGCGCCGCTGTCCTCAAGAACGAGTGAAACTTTCATTTTGGGATATTCGGAAAAGAGCCGGGACGCCCATGTACAGAGCGCCCCGGCTGTTAAACTTATCAGCCGTTAGGCGGTGATGACGCGGACACCCATAGCGGTTCCCGTGCTCACGCCCCAGATGCAGGAGACGTTGATGCAGGTCTTGCCAAGAGCGCGGTCATAGTACCGGCGGAACGTCACAGGAAGCCCCAAATCGGGCACCACAACTTCAGCGATCTCGATGGAGTCTTGCAACGCGGCTTCGGGATTCACGCGGCGAGCGGCCATGATGAGCGCAGAGCTGTGGCAAGCAAACCCGCCCAGGTTCTGCGAGTTGTTGTCGCAGAGGTCAGACTGGTACACATCCATGCCAGACACGCGAGGCACGATACCATCGGCCTTGTCTGGCGTGATGCCGGGAATTTCCGCGCTGTTCAACGTCTTCAGCAACGCACCGTAAAAGTCAGGGTTGCAAATAAAGCTGCGCCCAATCTTCGGAGCCTTCAGCGTGCCGGTCAGCGTGGTGCCCAAGTCGATCAGGTCAGAACGGTCAAAGTTGGCCGCCGTGGACGTGATCGAGTTGGTGAAGTTGCTGGAGGTAACCAGGTTCCAGAGCTGCCCAAACATATCAGCGCCAAGTGCCTGCACCATCGGCGCAAGGAACAGTCGCTCGAAATTGATCGAGGACTGGAGGACCTGGATGTCCGTGAATCCCAGCGTTACGCCGCGATGCTGGTCGAGGGTGATCGTCTTCGCGGTGGTATCACCGTCCACGGGCGTGTAGCCAACGGATGCAATGTTGACAACGCTTGGCACGGTGGCAAAGCGAGTCGTGACGGACTGTCCAGCCGACGCTACGTCGGTAGAGAAGTCAGTGGTGATGCCACGCAAAGGAGCGAAAGCGTTGGTGAGGTACGGCAGCGACTGCTGCGCGATTTGTGCGAGGAAAACGCCGTTGAGGGCCATATGATTGAGTCAGTAGAGGTTAGGAGTTAAGCTGCATTGCGGTTTTGTTGGCCGCAAAAAACTTGTTGCGTTCAACAAAATCGAGAGTCATGTAGTGCGCCCAAAGCTCATCGCGAGACTTCGGCGCGGTCGCCGCTTCGGGCTGGATCGCCACGGGCGGCACGCCGAGGTTGGCGACAATCGCGTTGGCCTTTGCGGCTGCATCAGCCTCGGCAGCCTTGGCAGCATCGAGTGCGGCGGCAAGATCGCGATTGTTGGCGTTAGCAAGGTCGAGAGCTGCGGAGAGTTCCGCTGCGCGAGCCTTGAGCGCATCGAATTGTGCCACCACTGCCGAGTGCTCGGCGGTCAGGGCGTTAAGCGCCGCGAGGTCAGCCTGTGCGGCGGACAGCGCCGCGAGCGCGTCGGTGAGGGTTGCCGGAGTGGACTCCATATACCCTGCTCCTTGGGACAAGAAAAACCCCGCCGGGAAGAGACACCCGACGGGGTTGGAGACAAACAACGAATGAACAACTACGCGGGCAGCATACGCAAAAGTTCAGCGTATGCAAGGTCTTCTGTACCTATTCCATCAATGAGATTCGCGGCTTTGGCGCGTGGAGCCAAATAAGCGGCCCCCGTCATGTACTCATCGGCCACCATCCGGTTGCGAAGGACGTTGTCGCGGAACTGCGCGAAGCTGTCGTCGACGAGTTGCTGCAAACTAGCGCGCTGCGCTGGTGTCAGCGACGGTCCCATGCCAGCGCCCTTGAGCGGCCCCGAAGTAATCGGCTCCCAGCTTAAGCCCTGCTCCGCGTAGGCTGCTGACTGGTCGAGCCACGGGATGATTGTGCCGATGCTGCCCCAGGTTGAGCCGATGGAGCCAAACACCTTGTCGCAACTCACGGCGATGTTGTACGCGGCGCTGCAAGCAGTGTCGTCGCTGTAGGCCATGATGGGCACGGTTATCCCTTGGATCAAATCCACCACCTCGGAGCAGCCGGTGCAGTTTCCGCCGGGTGAGTTAATTTCCAGCATGATCCCGCGCACGTTCGCCTCGATTGCGTCCTCGAGGTCTTCCGCAACCCACTCGTAGTCCCACGCGCCGCAGCAGGCTTCTATTGGGCTGATCCCCTTGGCAAGCGTGCCCTCAATGCAGATGTGCGCGATGCCCTGCCCGTCAATTTCCATTTCCTCGCGTTTGGAAGTCATGCCGTCGAGCATCTCGTATCCTTCACCGTTGGCGCGTAGGATTCGGCCTTCCACCAGCTTGCGCACCGCTGCGTACCCGCCAGGAGTGATGAGCCAGGGACGGTAGAAAACTTGCTCGATGACGCGCTGAAATTTCATTCCGTTGGTGCAGTTGTGGCGGGATTGCCGTTGGGAGTCAAAAGTCCAAACACGTCGCGAGTCAGCCCTGAGCGTTCCACGCGCCGCTTGATTTCCAGCTCCTCGCGCTCCACTTCGTCAAGGTGCTCTTCCAGTGTTTTGGAGCCGCTTGCCAGAATGTCCGTCATGCTGCGCATCCCCGCGCGGTAAGCTTCAATTGCGTCGCGGTTGGCGTAGCCACTGTCAGCGGTGAGGCGAGCCGGTTCGGTAAAGCGGAACTGATACGCTCCGCCGCGATTAGCGTCAGGACCAGTGTAGGGCGGCAAAATGCCAAGCTCAACAAATCGCGCCACGGCAAAGGCGCACCGGCGTTTGCAAAACGCGGACAGGTAAGCGTGACGCTCGCTAGTCACGCGGTTCACCTGTTCCAAAATGATTCTGGCAGAAGATCCACCCAGCTTACTCATGTCCCAGCCAAACTCCGGCGGCCACTGAGCTGCCAGCAGTGCGTTGCGGATGAGCCGTTCTTGCAAGCGGTCCTGCGCTTCGGTTGGGATTTTTGCGTCAAGCTGTTGGATGGACTCGCCAGCGTTTGCGGTGAGGTACTCAATGCGCCCGCCTGCCATCGGTGTGAGTCGGAGCCCAGGGTTGCAGTTGGGAAGCGCCGTTTCGGTGAGAGCGTTGTACGCTTCGCCGGGGTCGGCCATCCCTTGCTGGTTGGTGACAAGTAATCCGATCTTTGCCGCCATGCGAGATGCGGCTTGGATGTCGTCGCCTAGGTCCTTGAGGGAAAGCAGGTCACGGATGGCGGGCGCAAACGCACTGATCCCGCGCACTTGATCTACCTCGCGCGGGTCCATCGTCAGCATCGCCGACTGTACCGGCACGTCCCTGTCCTCGCTGCCGTCCTGCGCTTCACCGAGTACGCGGTACGCGATAGCGCGGTTGGTTTTGGACAGGATAACGCCGTTGTAAATTCGGAGCCCGCGGTAACGTCCCTCGGTCAGCACGCCGTCGTCCCCACGGCTGCCGATTTGGTGCCAGGGAACCTGCTGGAGTTGCGGGTATCCGTTGGCCGTTGTCGTCAGGATCGTCAGCAGGTCGCCTTCACGGTCAATTGCGGTGGACTCGAGACGCAGCCCCTCCCACCAGCTTTTGCCGTCGAGATAAGCGATCTGCATCCAGTCTAGCAGGACGGATTCAGCAACCTTGCCCCACTCCCGGTCAGCGCCGGTGAAAATAGGCCGCATGGCCATCCCTACGGACAGCATGCTTTTCTGGTCGATGGCGGCATTTACCATGCCCACGTTCCAATACAATTTCCGTGCCGCACTGTTCACCGTACGCCACTCGCCGACGGTCAGTTCCCGGCTGATGCTCTGGGTATGATTCCGCCAATACGGCTCACCCCAGACGCCGCCCTCAATCAACCTTTGCCGCCTGTACGCATTGTAGTTCGCGCCCACCTTTGGCGCACCGAGCCCGACCATTTTTTTGAATTTGTCCAGAAGGCTCATACGAAAAACGCCTGGGTGCGGCGGACTGGCGCGTTGATGCCTGCCGCTTTGTAGTTGAGCGCCTGCTGCGCTAACATGATGACATCCAACGGACTAAGCGTGCCGCCCACGTTAAACTGGAAAGCCGCCCCGTCGATGCTCGACGAGACCAGCGTGGACTTGCCAGCAGTCACTAAATCAAATTTGCTGGCAATGATGGCGCGCAGTTCGGCCACGTCGCGCGTGAGGAACACCTGCAAGAGTAGCCGTTGGTCAGGAGCCATTTACTAACAGCACCGGGACAAGAAAAAACCCGGACACCGCACTCGCGGGCCGGGCTTGATTCGTCTGCGCCAACTGACGTCCCCACGTCGTTTTGTTGGTTATTGAGCCTGCACCCTACTCTGTCGCTGCTGGTTCGTCAACCTCAGGCGCGGTTGATACCATGTCCGGCAGGATTCCCAAAATCTGCGCCGCGAGCACGTTCATGGCCTCTGCGTCCCACATGTGGTTCGGCCTGCCGGTCGCGGTCCACCTTAAGCGGGTCTTCTTTGTTCTTTTGTCCACGGTCGCCCGTTTGCGCTCAGAGTTGAGATGCCGCACGTACTCAGGCGGTGCGTCCTGTGGAAACTCCCAGACTGGCGATCCCGTGTTGCGGAGGTTGGCGAGAACGTCTTTGATCGGATCGCTTGCCCAATAAAAAAAGGTGACGAACACCCTTTTTCCAGCAGCGTCCCGCGTCGTCGGTGCCACCACGCGATCGGGAGCCGAGTAATAGCGTCGGATAGGTTTTCCGTCGCTGCCCCGAACCGTGAAAAAGTCCTCTGCGCGTCCAATAAGCGCCGTCCACCCGTATTTGGCGCAGGTGTCATAAACTCGGCCATGAAAGCTGTTCCCGGCATCCAGGAGGCACCGTTTGTCTGGCACCTTCAACCGCACCTGTATCTCTCGGAGCTGGTCCACGGTTAGGATTTTACCTGCCCAGAGGAGTCGCGAGTGCCCGTTCTTGAGCCACACCCGGACAATGCCCCAGTAATGGTCTTGCTGGCAGTCCACCGTCATTAGCCGCGCAGCCTCATCCGGCATTGGTCGCCCGTCTTGCCACTCGTTCTGAAAATACTCCGCTGCCTCCAACTCTAACGCCGGGAGTTCCTCCTCAGCTTTCCACGGCATCGCGAGCCGCTGCATGCGAAAATCTTTGGTCGGTTGCAGCACCCCGAGGTGTCGAGCGTCGGAGGCTTGGCACCACTGGATCACCAAATCGGACCACCTGATCCAATAAACAGACTGAGCCGACACTCGCCGGGAGCGGCAGCCCTCAACGTGGTCGTTTCCCTCGCTACGCCACTCGCTGCGCTGCGTCAGCGCCCGCCTAGCAGCCATCGTGTCAGGCGTGACGTGTCCACAGTGCGGGCACTCATGGCGCACGCTCTTCACCAGTTCGCCCCAGTTCCACTCGCCCTGCGCGTTTTTGCACTCGTCGTATTTGATGTCGGTCCACTCAGGCTTTACCCAGGCTTCGCACCCTGGGCACCGATGGCACCACACAAACTCCTCGCCGGATCGCCATTCCTCGCTGAGTTGATGAGGCTCCTCGAACGATTGCGAGGTCAGCAGCGCGTACCCATTCCAGCGGTCATGCAACCGCTTTTTGAACTGGGTGATGAGGTCGCTGTACTGCCAGCACTCGTCCAAAAAGAGAACCTGAACGGACTTTTCCTGCGCGTTAGAACTGTTTGCTCCGCCCAGCATGAGCGGCATGTGCGCGAAGTAAATCCCGTCCTTCTTTGTGTGATGCCGGTTGGTTGGCATCAGTTCGCGCAACGGTTCGCACGCGTTCAGCACTGGCATCAGCCTGGTTGCCATCCACTCGGCACTGGTTTGGTCGGTCTGGGTGATCGACAGCATTGGTCCAGGCTGTTGCGCGACTGCCCAGCATACCAGTGCCTCCAATGCGGTTGATTTGCCTGCGCCCGTGCACGCCTGGACGAACGTCTGGCGACACGTCGAGTCGGCAAAATCGTGGATCACCGCGTTCCACCAAGGAGCGGTGCTGCGGTCAAAATGAGTCGAGCGGGAGCTGTGCGGGAAACGGACGTGCTGCTCAAGCCAGTCCAGCGGGTCGCCAGAGTAGGCGAGGCGGACTCCTGCGCGTGCACCGTCAGCAAAAGGGTTCATAGCGTCTCGATGCTCTGCCGTGCGTTTGCCTTGAGCAGCTCGATGCGCGCCCGCAGTCGCGGTTGGATGTCGGCTTCGGTCAGTCCCGCCAACTGTCCCGGCAGGTCGCCAACCAGGGCGTCCAGTTCCGAGCACCACACGCTCACCACGCGCGTTGCAGTCTCGCGCACTTCAGATGACAGCACCAGTTCGCCCTTCTCCCGCTGAATGATGATGGAAAGACGCTCGATTTCTTTCCTGAGCTTCATCGTCCTGGTCTCCTGAAAGCTCATGCCTTCAGTGATGACCTGCTCGGCGGTCGGTTTTGGCGCTGGTGGTGTCGCGGCATCAAATGATACCGGCATTGGATCCGGCTTTCTTGGCGGGATCACCACCCGGCCAGCGGCGTGCATCTGCCGCCACTCGTCGATTTTCTCAAGCGTCCATTCCCGACTCAGCCCGCGTCGCTCCCATCCCTGAACAGCCGAACGCGTGACGCCGTATCGCTTGGCAAGCTCGCCGTGGGTGTGTTGGTGGGCAGTTTTTGCCATGTATTCTGCCATAATACAGGCAAGAATACACCAGTGCAATACGGTCAGAGTCAGTTTTTGCCGGGCAACAGGGCACTTTTTGCCGATTGCACAAAAAAGCAGCACGCGTCAGGGTCAGCA